TTTAGCGGCTCTTGTAAAGCTCTATATGTCTTTAATCTCTACCTCGGATATTCGCTTGCAAGCACGGCATCTCAAAGAGTATTTGAGAGAGCCTTTCAGGTCGATTATGCGTACCGATGTGGCTTTTCCGCACAGGGGGCATATAATCTTCTTTTCGCTGTTCTTGTTATCCGCAGTATTCATTTGCACCAAAAATACAATAGGTGATAGCGTATAATTGCAACCGACTAACAGAATCTGATAGTCCGTACCCATTATAAAGGTATGTAGGGGGTATTTTTGTTCCAAATGGAACAAATAGCCACCGAAAATATTGATTATAACCTTGCTTTTGAACTATGGGGGAAAGACATCCCCAAGTCCGAGAGGAAGGATATTGACCCCGTATTCCTCATCAGCGGTCTGTTCAATGAGAAGCACAAGGGGCAGAAGGTCTATAAGTATGAGGCTATCGAAAGGAAGAGGGAGGAGATTCTGAAAAAGAAAGCAAAGGGAGAGAAGATAACGGAACTGATACCGCAAAAGGGGTTTCAGGAAACGGTGCTTTTGAAAGATGCTGATATTAAGATAATTGGAGGAAAGCGAGGCGGAGGAAAAATGCAGCCTCTTGATTGCAAAGTGGTAACTCCATTCGGTTTGAGGCGATTAGGGGATTTAAAAGTCGGTGACATTATCACCGACCCTTCCGATGGCGGCATGCAGAAAGTCCTCCAAATCTTCGAGCATAAAGACAAAGATATATATAAGGTAAACTTTGCAGACGGCACTTCCACCGAGTGTGGATTGGAGCATCTGTGGCTTATCAAAAAGACAAACTATATCCACAAAAAAAGACACCTTAACGGCACAAGCCAAGATGATGATTGGAGAGTGTGGACTTTTGAAATGATTAAAGACTATCTTGACTTGGAAGAAAAGAGAGGTACGGCACACCATCTACTCGTGCCACTCACTAAATCAGTTAAGTTCACAAGGGCAGGAGCATCTATGGCAAAACCAAATCTTGACCCTTATGTAATAGGTGTTTTAATCGGTGACGGTTGTCTTGTAAACGAAAACTACCCAAAACTTACCACTGCTGATGTAGAGGTTGTAGAAGAATTGCAAAATGCAGGAGTAAAAGTTAAAGAATTGGCATCAAGGGCTGATTCATTAGCCAATGAATACTCAGTGTATGATTGTGACGATTTGAAATCCTATTTAAAAAAATGGGGATTAGCAGGTAAGAAGTCCGGAGAGAAGTTTATCCCAAATCCTTACAAATTTGGAACTCTTGATGTCCGTTGGGCTATTCTACAAGGCTTGATGGACACCGATGGTTATATAGACAAGTCGGGACATTGTGTTTACACTACCGTAAGTCCAAGACTTGCATCTGATATTCAATTTATCGTACAGTCACTTGGTGGAACTGCGACCATTACACAAGGAACGGCAGGGTATAAAAAAAATGGTGTCTATGTTCAATGCCAAGATGCCTATGATATTTATATCCGTATGCAGGACACTTCAAGGATGTTTCGCCTTCCAAGAAGAAAAGAAAGGTGCAAGCCTTTCAATGGCGGTGTTTCCGATGTGCATAAACGCATAGTAAGTTATGAATATGTAGGAAAGAAAGATGCAAGGTGCTTGACAGTAAGCAGCCGATTCTCACTTTACTGCACCGATGATTTTATAGTTACCCACAACACCTTCATTTCCTTGTTTCAGGCACTTACATACATCAATAACCCCGATGTAAATATGTATGGTTTTAGAAAATATGAGGATGATATATCTCGTGGTATCTGGAAGTCGAGCAAGATGGTGTTCAAAGGTTTAGGTATTGCTAAACCATCATACTTTGAGTGGGAGTTTCCTTCGGGTGCTTCTATGAAAATGGAGCATCTTCAAGACGAGAAGAAGATTTCCGATAGGTTTAGGGGGGTTGAAATGGCATATATAGATATTGAGGAATTGCCGGAGCATACCAAAGAAAACCTTGATGTATTGTTCACTCTGCTTTCCTCTAATCGTTCCACCGCAGGAGTAACCCCAAGATGCGTATGTACTTGCAACCCCGTAGGCAAAAGCAATAAATTAAGGCATTTCCTTGATTGGTATATAGATGAAGCCACCGATACTATTATCCCGGAAAGGGATGGTGCGATACGATATTTTTATCCCTATGGCAAAAAGATTAATGAAATTGCGTGGGGAAACACGCCAGAAGAAGTCTATAATAACATCAATGTAAAATCCAAGATTGACAAACTATGCGAAAGCACAGGCGAAAAATACACTGACTTCATAACTTCCCTTTGCTTTATCGAAGGCAACTATGAGGACAACAAGATTCTAAAGGCATCCGACCCGAAGTATATGAACCGCATCTCCGCAAGGGGCGGTGAAAGCACCTCGAATGACATTGAGGGCGTATGGAGGGACATTGACGATGGGGACAGCCTTCTGACAGCAGAGGATATGGAGGAGTTTTTCGGCAATACGGAGCAGTCCGATGGCTTTATGCGTGCTTCGTGCGATGTGGCCCTTACCACTGACTTTATGGTGCTTTATGCCTTCAATGGACATCACATAGTGGATATTGAGGCTTGGATGGGTACGCCCACGGATGAAGTGGTGGACTTCGTAAAGAAATTTCTGAATAAAAACGGGGTGCGTAACGAGAATTTTACCTACGACTACAATGGTCTTGGGATATGGCTCGCAGACAACATCAAAGGTGCGATACCATTCAATAACAAGTCAGCTTCATCAGACCCCCGTATGTGGAATAATCTAAAATCGGAGTGTGCGGAGAGGTTTGTACAGGCTATTAAGAAGAAGGAGTTTTCAATCCGAGAGGAACTGCTTGATAGGATTTATACCGACAAGAAAGGCATTAAGTTCTCGGTGCGAGACAGGCTTATGGCAGAACGCAGGGCGGTGAAACGCAAAGAGAATGATGGGGGACGCTTTGAGATAATCCAAAAGCCGCAGATGAGACTTGAAGTGGGACACTCCCCGGACTTTATCGAAGCCTTCTTTATGGTAATGCACCTCTTTGGAAAGAAGAAGCAATTCAGCCGAAAGGGATTCGGTGGATGGATAGGTTGAAACAATTAAAACGACACAATATTATGGAAGTAAGCATTTCGGGGATGACCCCACAGCAGATTTTAGTCAAGGAGGCTTTCAGAAGGGCTATCCCTTCCGACAACCCCACTACGCACATCACGGGTGATTTTCTCACACAGGCGGACTATGGGCGTGACCCGTTGAAGTATAACATCTTGTCACAAGCGGATTTCCTCCGTGAGTTGGATGTCGCTTCGCATAAGATAAACTCTCTCAAATACTACCCTAACCCACTCCGTATGGATGAGGATGGAAAGATATATGCAAAAATCAAGTCCAGAGTGGCTATCGGCTTCCAAGAGAGGATTCTGACCAAGAGGCTTACTACTTTAATTGGAAATAATATTACATTCAAGTTAGCCAATCCAAAGGCTACGATTAAAGACGAAGATATGCTTGCCATATTCCGTGAGGGATGGGCGGTGAAAAATATGGAGGTCGCATGGTTTGAGGCGGTGAAGGCGGATGGCTCTACAGGTGACTGCGCCATAAATGCCTATATGGATAACGGCATATTCGGGTGGAGGTGCTTCTCCTTTGCCAAAGGCGATGTGCTTTACCCCCACTACTCACCGACAACCGGCAAACTCTCCCTCTTTGGCCGCAGATACTCGCAAAGGGGCGATGACGGAAAGGCGGTGGTGGAATGCCTTGATGTATGGGATAATAAGTACTATATGAGGTATCGCAAAGACAAACAAGGTCTGAAAGGTGTCGCAAATAAAGTAAAAGATGTGTTCGGATTAGACGGTTATGTGGTGGATATTGAGCCAAAAGTACACGGATTCAACCGCATACCTATTCAGTATCACCGCTACGGAGAGCCTTGGTGGGCTAACTCCCAAGACCTCATCGACAACTACGAACTTGCGATGAGCCAATTATGTGAGAATAATGCTGCTTATGCTTTGAGGATTCTTTACGCACTCGGAGAAGTTTTGGAGATTAAGATGGATGCAAGCGGCACTCCTACGCAGATTAACTCGCCCGATGTAAATGCAAAGGTCGGTTTCCTTGAACCTGCCGATTCCTCCAAGTCCTTCGAGTTGCAGATAAACACCCTTGAAAAGAACATTATGCGATGCTCTTTTGCAGTGGAGACACCCGAAATCAAGTCTGGTGCGGATATGAGTTCTTTGACCGTGAAGATGCTCTTTGCAGATTCATACCAGAAAGCCCTGCTTGATGCGCAGGAGTATCAAGAGTTCATAGACGGTCTTGTGGAACTTTTCAGATACGGCTACGGTATGGAGTCGGGCAAGCCTTCGGACTTCGAGCTTCTTAAAATCAAAGCCGAAATACTGCCTTATATCTTTATG